TGAGTACATCTATAGCACTATGAGCGTATGTTCCAATATTTTGGATTACTGTATGATTGATAGCACTCATTGGATAATGAATGTCATAATCACTTGTATGAGCATTGAAATCTGCCGTTGTTGTATAATCACCCATTGCTGATGTTTCAACCTTAGAATTTGGATCAAATTCTACCCAGCTTCCAGACGTTCTTATATATGTGTTCAAATCAATAGCATCTGGATAATGAATATCTAAATTATCTATGTGTACATCTATAGCACTATGAGCATAGGTTCCAATATTTTGTATTACTGTATGATCTATAGCACTCATTGGATAGAATGCCGAAGTATCTAATTTAGTATTTGGATCAAAATATACCCAATTACCTGTTTCCCTAATGTATGTTCCAGCAGCACTAACATCTGTAACAACAGATGTATTAACTGATTTAACCATATCATAAAATGTTATATTTTTTGTTTGTTGAGCACTATAATCGACTATTACAAATAAATCATTAGGCGATGCACTTGTAATTGTTGGTAATTGAGATATTTTTACACCCGCTGATACAACGGGAATATTTATATCCCCACATGCACTTATGGTTTCACTGTAGCAAGCCATATTTTTTTACCTTTATTAAAATATTTATACTATAGGTATTTATATAATTGGTAATAAAAATTACCAATTAGCAAATGGATCGTTTTTAGGTTTTTCACCTTTTTCTGGTTTATACAGAATGGGTTCTTTTTCAACATCAATTGTGTTATCTATATTAAAGATATCATTAAGATTTGTAACTGATGCGATATCTGACGCTGAAAGCTCTGGAGACGTACTAATGTATTCATCTTTCATAGTTCTAACTGTCAAAGTCCATATAAATTGATTAGATTGGAAGTATAAACCAGTATCCTCTGCAACTTCGGTAATCTCATAAAAATAATTACTAAAATCAGCTTTAATAATATCCCCAATTTGAGGTCTAACATATGACACACCATCTTTAGGATCAATAGAAGCTGTTTGGAAATGTCTTTTAGATATCCAAAGAGTTACTTCATCAGTTCCTTCGATACCAAATTTGGTCCAAATTTTATCTTCTCTTGGTAATTCATATTTTGCCATAAATTCAAAACTTCTTAAATAGAATCTGTTGTTATCTTCACCCCATATTCTATCATAATTTGTATCATATGTTGTTATGTAATATTCCATACAAACACCATATTTATTAAAAGCCTCATTTATAGTTATAGCCATAAGATTTTTATCATTATTATATGCAGGGCTACTAACATCAAAATACGGATTTTGGTCCTTGCTAAAATCGTCATAGTATGCCATATTAACCCCTTAAAATAAAGATTGTTGTTCTGAATCGTCTGGTTTTGGTTTTATCCTTGGAGCGGGTGTTTTACGTTTCATATATTCTGTAGAACTCCCACCACCAAATAAATCTTCTTGTCGAGCATCTATATCTTTAGGATCGACATGTAAGGATTTACCTCGTGTTTTTGTTGTGTCTATTAATTCTAATAATCCATCAACAATATCCTTTACAACATATTCTTTTTTGTTGTAAAAAACAGTATCACCAGTCTTAAACCCAAACTCATCTTCATAAAAAAAATCTTTAAATTTCATAATATATCCTTACCAAACCCCAAATGGATTTTGTTGTGGTTTTTCACCTTTTTCTTGTTTATATAAGATTGGTTCTTTTTCAACATCAATATTGTTATCGATATTAAATATGTCTGACACTTTAAATATAGATGTAATAGGAGAAGCTGATAATGATGGAGCAACAGAAACATCTTGTTCGATTTTCATTTTTCTCACTATAAGTTCCCATGCATATTGTTGTGATAACATGAACAATGGAGCTTGTTCTTTAACTTCTGTAATTTCATAATACATATCATTATATTGAGACAAAATGATATCCCCAATCAATGGTATATAATTATCTGTCTTATATTTGAAGTGCATTTTTGACATGAATACTGAAAAATCATTAACACCCTCAATACCAAATTTACTCCAAATTTTATTTTCCTTTGGAAGTTCAAAATACGACATAACATCCCATGATTTTATTATATGTCTATCCCCATCTTCACCCCAGATTCTATCATAATTTGTATTATATGTAACTTGGAAATATGTGAGTTTAACACCATACATATTCCATTTTTCCATCAAAGTGTATGCCGCCAATTCTCTATCATTATCGTATGCACTTGTACATAAATTCTGCCCTGGTTTAGGCATCGGATCATAATTCAAATAATCATTAGGATCACGGGAAATTATTGTATGAACCCCACCCACAAAACCAAAACATGATGTTTTTTGATTTATTACCATTGTCACCCTCTTTCAATAGCCATCTTAAATAAATCCATAACAATGAATCTTTTTAAGATGGCTATGATATTTTAATACCATAGCCATTATCTATCATACACAGTTGTACAATTGTTTAGCTTTCATTAAACCATTTGTATCGATCTGTATCTTAAATTGCGCACCATCATTAACAGTTTTATCCCCACCAAAATCGAATATATACACAAGATGGTTACTATCATCCAAATCATAAAGGACACCATATCGTGTAGGACCAAAAGTCCCACCAGAAACAGTCATTCCAACATCATTCATATCATAAATAATCTCGTCAGTAATACTATTAACTGTTACAGTTTTATTACTAACCATCAATCCACCTTGAGGATATCCATAAAAAGGTGGTACTTCATAAGCTGAAATTTGATTAAAAGAAATTACTTCTCTTAAATTACATTCATCATAAGTACCGCTAAGAAGTGCAACTTTCATAAAATCATTTGGGAAATCAATTAATTTCTCCGCTTGATCTTTTAAGAATATGTTTGGAATTATATCCGCCATACGCACCTCACTATTTTATCATTAAAAATCCATTACTACTTTGACCCAATTTAATACTAAAGACCCCATTATTTGACATTACGGGTATACCACCAACTCGTATATCTATAGCCTCTATCAATTGATCATCATCCATCATAGAATCACCAGAAGCATTAGCACCTTTAACAATAACTATATAAGATGCCGAAATTGTCGATACTAGATATTCTACATCATTAGCATAAACTATAGAATAATCAACAGTATTAGTAGCCTCAGTAATATTAACACCTGCCAACTCTTTTGATGAATAACGTAATGGTACTGGTGTATTACCTGCATAATTAATTTCGTACTTCTTAATTTGACCCCAAGTTTTTAAAGGGGATAGTGCAGCCTCATTTGCCATAGCATCAGTCATTAATGCTAATCTATATGGACCACCACCATTAAAATTCAATTTCCCAGAACCTAAAAGTCTCTTCGCACTATCAAAAACATAACTTGCCATATTAATCTCCTATTATAATAAAGATGAAGCTTTATCTGCTACACTACTCATTCGTGCGCTCACAGGTTCACCACCATCATATGAGCTTCTAACGCTCCCTGGTTGCGACATTTCTGGAACACCTTCAAGAAGGAATTCAGCAGCTCCTCTTATATCATTTCTCGTTTTAAATTCATCAACAGTCACAGGTTGCGGTCTTGCATTTTCTGCAACTGTACGAAAATTTGCACCTTTACTCGATTTGAGATTCGGCACATTACTAACATCATTCAAAACGAATGATACAACTTCATTAATCAATTTAGAATTCAATCCAATATCATCCAATTTAGACCTTATACGATCTTCAACTATTGATACCGATGCATCCACTTTTTGTGGTATTGCTTTCTTGACTGGTTGTGGCTTTTGTTTTGGTTTTACAACCTGTTCCTCAACAACCTTCTGTTCTTCAACAAGAACTTCTTCATCTTCTTCTTCTTCAAGAAGACTTGAATTTATTTTCGTCAAATATTTCATAAATCCACTCATAAACTCACCCTCACATATAGATATAGCTATTAGCCATATCAAGTAAATGATTATAACTTGCATTCATTGGAGCAGCACCAGGACCAGAAGTAGGACCACTTGGAGCTGGTTTTTCTTCTTCTTCTGGAGGTAATGGCTCTTCTGGCATATCGACTTCATCTTCACCGTCTGTTGCCGTTTTATCAATAATACCCATATCTTTTATGATTTTATCCACTCCAGATAAAAATCTGGTGAAAAACTCTTTGGCTTGATCGTCATCACTCATAATTAATTTTCTGAATGCTAACGATAATGCTCTTTTAGTTTCTTCTTCTTCAAAATCAGTTTCTGGATCAAACATAGATATAGCTTTAAGATAATGAGTGACTTCATTTTCTTCTTTATCTAATGGCATTTAGTCCTTACCTTTTCTACTAATAATAATAGTAAAATGTTTTTTATCCATTTTTGGCATAGTATCATCTGCTATTTCATAATCAAGTTTCAAATTTTTTGGAATAACATTAGACAGATCTTTTGCATAAGTGTCAATAATATTATCGGTATATGCCCAATCTGTATGTTCATCTTCAACTCTATTCAAATCCTGCGCGTCTGCTTTAACATCATGCTTACATACACCAGGAATCTTGATGATCCCTCTATTAACATCCATAGACGGTGCTACTGATTGAATTTCGGCATATCTACTTGGCGATTCTAAGACTTTTAGAATTTTTGCAAACGCATCATATAGATCTTGATTTTCAGCCATTTTTGCTTCTTCTTCACCAATTTGATCAAAGATAGAACCCGAACTTTCAGATTTACCTTCAACAAGGATATTTTCAAATAACTTTGTATTAAATTTCATATTTTGTACTCCTGTAAATACATTAGTATAGTATCTCTCTTTTATTTATATAAATTAAGAGAGCACCATTTCTAGTGCTCCACATTTTTTTAATCCATATCTCCTTCGGCTTCAGCTTCTTTTTCCATAGCTTCTAACCTAGTGTAATAATCTGGCATCTCTGCTAAGTGATCTAACGCGATCTCTTTTGCCAGAGCTTTATTTACTGTATGCTCAGATTCTATTTTGATACCCTTTGCAAGTTCATCTGGATCTACATCTTCTTCTGTAAAATCTCTATCAAAAGCTAACCCACGTTTTATTAATTGTTTAGGGTGTTCTTTGTCAATATATTTACCTAATTCATTAATTAGACTCATTATAATTCCTCCAATTTTAATCTCATATCTATAGATTTGAATCGTTGTTCACTATAAAAAACTTTACGTTCTAAAAAGTGTTTAAATGCGTAGTTATACCCATACTCTTCTGTAGAATTTTTACGTTTTTTCTTTTTCCAACGCATATCGTCAATAATATCCCAAATGTATATTATCTTTTTTGATTTATGTAATCTTAATCCTCTGCCGATGGATTGCAACACTTTAATTTTTGACTTATAAAATGACGCAAATATAACGTGGTGCAGTTTAGGAATGTTGACACCTGTGGATAATGTACCGTAAGTAGCCACAAGAATGACACTATCATTGCATTCAACATATTGTCTGATCCTTTCTCTCTCCTCTGGATTGGTAACACCACTGATCTTTAGAACGGTTCTGTTAGGATATTCATCCTTCAGATATTTCTCTATAGAATCAATGTGGTTTAATCTTTGAGCAAGTATTAATATATTTTCAGATTCTTTAACATTTTTTGAGCTGATAATATGCTTCAAAACTTTATTACGTTTTTCGTTTTTCGTAATGAAGGATATTTCTTCCGCATACTTTCTTTTTCTATTAGCACTAACTTCGGCTGATGTATATCTCAAATAAGTATTGATGATTCGTATATCTGACAAAAATCCCCGCGAGATAAGCTCGTGGCTTCGTAGTTTGTAGATAACTGGACCAAGATACCCAAAAATGTTAAAACGATCAATTTGCTCTGTTGGGAGCGTTCCTGTCATTCCCAATTTATATTCAGCATTCACACACTTTTTCAACACAGTTTGAATTGATGTAGATTTAGCATTGTGAGTTTCATCGACAAGAACTGCATCAAATTGTTCAAAAAATTTCTGACCTTTTTTATGAATCGACTGCCAAGTAGAAATCAACACTTTTTTCTTCGGGTCATAATTTTTACTGGTTCCATACAGTAATGAGACATCATCATAATTATCCCACCACCCATATTCTCTAAAATCGCTGAACATTTGACTTACTAAGTTGATGGACGGAACAACAAGTAAAACTTTCCCCTTGACATGTTCCATAATAAATCGTATTATAGAATATATTATTATCGATTTACCAGCCCCCGTAGCAGCTTCGAGAACCCCTCGTTTATGCTGAAGGGCAGACAATATAGCCTCATGTTGGTAATCGCGCGGATATACGGGTTTCCCGTTGTTTTTAACACCATCAAACAATACGTTGTGAAATGATGTTAGATCTTCAGAGGTTATTTCATTTTTCAATTTTGTTCTATCGAATTCAAATCTAATTTTATATTTGAATTTTTTTAGAAATGGCTTGAGATATGCTAATAATCCTATTGGCAGTGTTTTATCGTGGATATTGAAGAAACTAATCTTCCCATTCCACATTTTAGCTTTGAATTTAGGATTGAACTTGTAATTGGTCGCATAACACGAGAAATACTCTTTCAATTCGAAGGCTTGATCGATTTCGCAAGCTATCTCTAAATTTACATTATCTCTTAAACCTACGGTTATTACATCACTCATTGACACCAACTAACAAATTTTAACTTTTTTAAAAAATATCTTGACTTTTAATACTGAAATTAGGTATATTACACACTATGAGATATCACCATTGCGTAATTTCTCCAGATCGACATAAGAACGAATCAGATAACTCATTTTGCTTATCTGTGATATTGTATCATTCAAAAATTCTACAATTCCCTCTTGCTTGTCTAATAAAACGTTGAGATGACACATTTCATTATCACCGTCCACGTAAATATTTATTTCTGTAGCTGTATCTAATCTAAAATCACCATCAAATTTATAATGATGATATTTTTTAGCTCTGGTCTTTTTTATATCTATATTTATATTTTTTAATATTTCACGTTGTTCCAGATATAGTTTTTTGTATTTTGTAAATAAAATAGGTAATTCTAGTATTTTTAGTTTAACATTATCTTGAGTAAGTTTTAAATCTAGTATAACTCTTTTTTGTAAAGTTATAAATTTATCATCACTGTATATTTCAATTTTACACATAATTTTTCCTTTTAATTAATTTGTAAATATCTATATAAATTATTGTATTCTAGAATCTAGTATTCTAGAATCTAGTATTCTAGAATCTAGTATTATAGAATCTAGTATTCTAGATTTATAATCTAAATTTATATTCTATTAAAGTTTTTATTCATTACTTAAATATATAGATAACTTCACATTTCAATATTATTTAAGATTCCTAAGTATCATGGGGAATTTCTTGATTAAAATAATTAAATAAAAACTTGACACACACCATTGAAAAATGTTATATTATAGAGTAAGCTATTTTACAGTAGTCTATCCAAAACTTAGGAGGATTATGAGATGAGGGTTGTTTTTAAAGAACTAACAATCCAGAATCTACTTTCGTTCGGAAATAATGAGACAGTAATTGATTTCACAAAAGGACTCAATTTAATAACAGGCAAGAATGGTTCTGGAAAATCATCGGCTCTGTTAGACGCAATATCTTTCGCACTGTATGACAAACCCTACCGCAAGATCAATAAATCTGAATTAATTAACAGGAAAAACAAAAAGAACTTAAAAGTTTCTTGTACGTTCTCAGTTAATGACACAGAATATAAGATCGTTCGAGGTTTGAAAAATACAGAAGTAGAACTGGAATTTTACATTGATGGATCGAAACAAAATTTGTTATCATCCAAAGGTCTCACTCAAGATGAGATCGAAAATCACATCGGTATTGATTATAAGCTATTCAAACAAATTATATCCCTATCGATAAATCACAACATGCCTTTCCTTACCCTACCAGCTCAAGAGAAGCGGGAATTGCTTGAAAAGTTCTTCAACATAGATGTGGTTGCCTCTATGCTGAAAGTGTCCAAAGAAACGCTTAAAAACATCAAAATTAAAAAAGATATGATAAGCCATACGATTGATATGCTTGCGGATATCATTAGGACCGAAAAGAGACACATTCAAGAATTGGAAGAATCGAAAAAGAATTTTGATTCGGACAAAAGGAAAGATCTTTTTGAAATAAAAGAAAAAATAGATTTAAGCAAACTTAATCTGAAACAGTTGAAATCTGATGCTAAAGCTAAAAAGGCAGAACTTGATAAATTGCCAGCGACAACAGATATAAAAGTTCTCAGAGATAAAAAAGATAGTTTGACTAAATTAATCAACAATTGTGAATATGATATCAAACATGCTGAAAAGATTTTATCCGCTCTGGATGAATACGATGTGTGTCCTACCTGTAAATCTAATTTAACAGAGGATCACAAGAAGCAAGAAGTCGATATTCAAAAGACTATAATAATAGAAGCCAAAAAATTAATGGTGGAGTATAACTCAGAAATATCTATAATCAAAAAACAAATTGTGGAATCAGAATCATTGGCTACCGATGAACAGGATCTAAAATATTCGATAAAGTATTTGAAGAACCAATATGTGAACATCGAAGCTCAAATTGAAAAATATACAGCGGACAAAGTTAAAATCGAAAGTAAACAGTTTGTCGTTGATATGGACTTCATGAAAAAGGAATATGCGCAGAAATTAGTAGAGTACAAGGAAAATAAAGAAGAACTTGACACTATTTTAATCAGCATATCAACCTACACGAAAATCATAGAGATCCTATCAGACACAGGTGTTAAATCGTATATCTTCGATCAGCTTATACCCGTATTGACAAAAAGTGTAAATTATTACTTAAACATTTTTGAATTGCCAATTTATATCGAATTCGATAATACAATGAAGGACAGCATCAAAACGTCCACCAACTTTAACAGCGCAGTAAGTTATTTGAGTTTCAGTGAAGGTGAAAAGAAAAAAATCGATATGGCGATTCTTCTCTCATTCATAGATGTTACAAAGAAAATAGCTAATTGGAATTGTAATCTCTTGGTGATAGATGAACTCTTAGATAGTTCAATTGATGATAATGGTCTGGAGAAAATGCTAGAGAGTTTAGAGAAAATGGTTGCTTCGGATAAAGAGATGGGGATATACATTATCTCTCATAGATTCAAAACCGAATACAAACATTTCTTCAATAGCATGATCGAGGTCAAGAAAAATAGCGATGGCTTTTCAAAAATCTCGAATCTTTGAGAGGTTATCATGGCTAAATATATTGATAAATTAGAATTTCACAATTTACTTAAATTGTATAAAGAAACAAACTCCAGATCTGCGTATGAAAAAATTGGGGGATTCTTCCTCTTGATAGCGCAAAATTACCTAAATAAACCGTCATACATAAACTATTCCAGTGACTGGAAAGATGATATGGTGTCTGAAGCGGTGCTTGATATGGTGAGATATATTCACAATTATGATGTTGATCGAATGGACTTGGAATATTCCCAAAAGGGAAAGATCCCCGATCCTTTTTCTTATTTTTCCCAATATGCTCGTAACGGTATTAACAGACTGTTAAAAGAAAGAAAGAAAGATAATATTTTGGTTCGGTTGCCGTTTATTGAAAACATGGATAAGAGGGAATTTTCTTATGAATAGTAAAGTTGCTATCGTTAGTGACATACATTTTGGAGTTAATAAGAATTCGGAATTGTTTCTGAATAGCAGTATCAAATTTTTCACAGAAGAATTTGTGCCGTATCTTAAAGCTGAAAATATTTCAACGATACTGATTTTAGGGGATGTGTTTGACAATAGAAACAATATCAACGTTAAAGTTAATGATGAAGTTTACAATTTGTTTATAAACGTATTAAATGAATTTAAAATCTACATCCTAATTGGAAACCATGATATTTATTACAAAACATCAAACGATGTTCATTCTCTAAAGTTCTTGAATCATTTAGAAAATATTGAAGTTATTGACAAAGTGTGTCATATTGACTTGTTTGGGATCAACACAATGTTTTGCCCGTGGGTATTTGATTACAACGATCCAGAGTTGGTGAAAGCATTTGAAGAGTCTACTGCTGACGTGTTATTTGGACATTTCGATATTGTTGGGTTTGCGCTCAACAGTACGAGAGTCAGTCTTGAAGGTTTGAATGCTGAAGTGTTTCATGGATTCAAAAAAGTGTTCAGTGGACATTACCATACCCCAAGTTCGAAAAAATTTGGTAAAACTGAAATTGTGTATATAGGCTCTCCGTATCAGATGACTCGAAATGATAAGAATGAATCAAAAGGGTTCATCGTTTTGAATTTAGATTCTCTGAGACATAAGCGAGTGGCGAATACCGTTTCAACCAAATTTATTGAAGTTGAATATCCAGAAATTCCGAACGACGAGGATATTGCGGGTAATATTGTTGATGCGTTGATTACTATACATAAAAAAGATCTCACAGGCAATCTAATTGACAAATATGTTGAGAAGATTGAAAAGATGGGTCCTGCCGAAAAGGTGAATGTTGTACTCAATGTCATAAGCGATCACAACAGTGATTTCGACAATATAAAAAACAAAATCACATCCATCAAGGATTTGATCGAACTATACATTAACAATGATAAAGAGATCGAAAACAAAGAGGATGTATTGAGAATTATTATGGATATTTACGATGAGGTTACTTAATGGCTACAATACCAACGTCAAATTTAGATTTATTTAAACAACAGGTATCAAGCCCAAATATGGGCTTTGATTCTGGTTACGATTCTGATGCGGAAGCTAAAAAACAGGCTCACTCAGTTAAAAAGAATGTTGTGCTTTCGTATGTTTCAGATTACACGGGGTGTGGTCATATTAGAAATATTATCCCCTCGACATATTTGAATGCTATTTTCGGTAGAGATGCCCAGATGAATATCATAACATCTCCAGCGATGATATTCCAGCCAGATATTTTGAAACGCACTAGGTCGATTTTATTCCAACGCACAATGGGTCCACATTCAGTAGGTATGATCCAACAGTATAAAGAGCTTCAGAAGCAATATCAATTCAAAATGGTGTATGATCTTGACGATTTCATCTGGGATGGTAAAGATATTGGTGAAGAGATTCCAAATTACAATTTTGGAAAAGAAGCGATCAATTCTGAGGTTCAGAATTCTTGTATCGAAAATATGAAAATGATGGACACCGTTACCGTTACCTGTGATTTCTTGAGAGATTATATCGCGAGTAAGGGTGTTGACAAGAACAAAATCAAAATTGTTCATAATACGATGCCAAGCTTTTTGTGGGGATCTGATAGAAAAGCTCATATCACCAAGAAAATTGAAAAACCTACGATTGTATGGTCATCAAGCCCGACTCACTGGCACGATGGTAAGAAATTGTTGGGAGATATGGATAACGCTTGGTTGCAGTGGATCATCAAATCCGTTAAAGAAGATAAAATCAATTATGTTCAAATGGGTGGGTTGCCGTGGTTCTTTGAAGAAATTAAAGATAAGATCAAAGTGTATGGGTGGGTGAATAGCTTACATTATCCTGCGGCTGTTAAATCAGTAAAAGCAGATTTTGGTATAGCACCTCTTGTGCCAAACTTCTTCAATTATTCAAAAAGCCCAATAAAATATCAAGAATACTGTGTTGCGGGAATTGTTGGTGTTGGTACTATTTTTGCTAATGGTAAGCCATCACCTTATGATATTGCCCTAACTCAGACCCCAGATACCGTGACTGTTGAAATGTTGGACCATCTGTTTTTTGAATACCTCTGTTTACCAGAAAATTACAACAGATTGTTAGATCAGCAATATCAGCAGGTTATGGATAATAGCTGGATTACTGAGAGTCAAGGTTACGTAAATCTTATGACTTCGATATTATAATCCTTGACAAAGGGGTATCAAATCAGTTATATTAGTGGTATAAATTATTACAATGTGGGAGGCTCATGGCAAGTATTACAAGATATATCCCGCCACTGTTGGAAGATGTTTACACCCCAGAAATTTGTGAATTTATAACACAAGACGAATTGCTTGAAATTCCATTTGTCAAAACTTTCCGAATTGACTCTAAAGGCTATACCGATAGATATTTCTATCGGTATAGCCTTGACGGTAAAAAATTAATGGTTGAATCTCGCAGAGGGTTTTCTTTCTGCGTGGGTTCAATCAAGGGTAAACATAATCTGACATTACCGAAGTGGGTATCTAATGAAGCTACCGAGAAATGCCAAGATTCTGTCGATATCACACAATGACCTGGATGGCGTTGGGTGTCAAATCTTATTGGGGGCAGTTTTTCCAAATATAACATATATTAACTGTTCCTATTTCGACATCGATAAAGAATTACTGGCTACCGATCCTACAGAATATGATTACGTATTAGTTACTGACATTTTCCCTAACAACGTAGAGTCGTTGGAGAAATTTGATAACTTGATACTTATCGACCACCATCAAACGGCAATCAATTGCCCAGAGAAGAAGTGGTATGTTAATAAATTATATTCTGCGACATATTTAGTCAAACATTTTTTGGATAAGATGTTTGGACCAGAAAAATTGGAGAGATACACCCGCATGGTGAAGCTCATCAATGATTATGATTTATGGCAACGTAAATACAAAAACAGTTCTGCATTGAACTATTTATTCACGTTGTATTATGCTGAAAAGTTCCGAGAAAGATTCCGTACTGGCGATCTTACATTGACCGCTCACGAAAAAGAATACATTGATGATATCCATCGCAAGTTTGATGACATCTATGAAAATCTGGAAATCTTTGAATGTGAAAATATTAATGCATGTTTCTTTATATCAGATGTCATGGTAAATGAATTGTCTGATAAACTGTTGCATACCGATGGTTATGACATGGTGTTCTTTAATACTTTGAAAAACTATAAAGTCTCTATACGAAGTAAACTTGACGATTTCAATGTCGGGATATACCTCAAAGAGAAAAATATCGGTGGTGGACATTTCAAAGCCGCAGGTATTGACGTGGCAACTGAAGAGGACATGAATAAAACTTTGGACTTTTTAGAGAAAGACTTATACGAACTCCTGCCACACATACGAAAATAGGGGTTATTTAATGTATGGATTCAAAAATTTATATTATGATAAATTTACAAACAGTCTGACCGTCTGGGATATTAACGATGATGGTCAAGCTGTTAAGAAAAAAATAAAACCAACTATTGATTATTATGTTCTTGACGCTGAGGGTGACTATAAGTACAAAGATATTTTTGGTAACAATGTAAAGCAACAGGTATCGCGCAGTGTATTTGCTATGAGAAAAGCAATCGAGATGGCGAATGTTAAAACCTGCGAAGCTAACATTGATCAAGAAACGAAATATCTACAAAAGAAGTATGCCAATAAAAAGATTGAAATCGATATGGATCACTTTCAGATCTGTACGATAGATATCGAGGTTGAGATTGGGGAAGACCCAAAACCGTTCGATCAATTTGTTGAAGAGTGTGAGTGTCCTGTTAATTTGATTACAGTACACTACTCTAAAGATAATAAGACATTCACGTTTGGTAATAAACCTTACACTGGTGATTACAAAGATAAAGATCCTTCGTGGACCTATCACTATATCCCAGATGAAAAGAGAATGCTTGAGGTGTTTATAAAACACTTTAGGCGTAAAAATGTGGATATTATTACTGGATGGAACTCGAAACATTTCGACTTACGGTATCTCATTGATAGAACAGAAAAATTGGATATCGATTTATCGTTCTCTCCAATTAATGTTTATGAAGAAATGTTTGATAAAGTCAAGTTTGGCGATCATGAGATAAAACTCAAGTATTATAAGATCGCAGGAATCTCGCAACTTGACGGATTGCAGTTGTATAAGAACTTTACATTCACCAAAGAGGTGAGTTATAAGCTCGGATACATCGGACAGAGAGTATGTAAAGAAGGTAAAATTGCTTTAGATGATTCCATCAACTTGGCTTACAACACCAATTGGAATCAGTTTGTTGAATATAACATCCAAGACGTAACTCTTGTGTGTAAAATTGAAAACGCTAAGAAATTTATCCAACTCACAATAGAACTCTGTACTCAAGCAATGATTCCATTTGACAGTGTGTTCTCGTCTATCAAGGTAATTACTGGATATATGCTGAACTATCTGCACCAATATGGTCTCGTGATGCCAGACGTACAGAAAGGTGTGAAGGAAAAGTATCCAGGTGCGTTTGTTAAAGCGATACGAGGTGTGTACAAACATCTAATATCCTATGACTTCGCCAGTCTATATCCGACAATCATCAGAATGTTCAATATAAGCCCAGAAACGCTTGTAGTGTTCCCAGATGAAGAAGATATCCCTAACTTGATTAAGACCCCTGCATCGATACTCTATGAGTGCGATACGCCAAAGGGACACTTCTCAGTCAGTGGTATTTACTACAAAAAAGATGTAGAAGGTATTCTTCCAAAAATTGTTACTAAAATTTACTTTGAGCGTGTCGAATTTAAAGATAAAGCTAAAGCGGCGTTTGGTATCGCTAATAAGTATTCTATTGAGCAAACTGCTAAAGATCAACACTGGTCATTAGAAAAAACTCGAAGATTATATGATGAAGTGATGGCTGAAGGTTATAGTGAAGCGTACTACGACTCACAACAGCAGATCCGAAAAATTTTGATTAACTCTATGTATGGAGTTCTTGGTAATAGATTCTTCTCGTTCTACAACATTAAGAACGCTATGGCTATTACAATTGCTGGTCGAGATGTTATCGAATATGTTTCTGATAATGTCAATAGATACTTTAAGACTAAATGGCATGAAACTTTCTGGAAATATTTCCCAGAGTATGCACACCTTAAAGGAAAATTGAAACCTATTGAAAATGATATGATTCCTGTTGTTGATACAGACTCAAACTACATCTGCTTAGATGAAGTTATTAAAGGTTTGGGATTGAAATTTGAATCAAATGAAGATTATCGTAGATGGGCAGATAAATTTGATACTGTGTTCTTGACACCGTTCTTTAACAAAATTCTAAAACTTTACGCTAAGAAATATAATGCTGAAAATCTGCATGACTTCAAGCGTGAAAAAATCGTGCCACGTAAATTAGTTCTTAAAAAGAAAAAGTATGCTGATATCGTGATAGAAAATGAAGGTAAGGTTTATCCCGAACCAAAACTATCAATCACGGGTATTGATATGGTGAAAACTACTATGCCAAGTTTCTTTAAGGATGCGTCTAAATCAATATTACATTCTATGTTAGTAGATGATGATAGAGATAAGATTGTTGATATGCTTAGAGATTACAAGGAAAGGTTCATGAAAGAAGATATATTCAATATATCTGCTCCTCGCTCAGTGAACAATTACGACAAGTATTCTGAAGATGTGGAAACTTATATAAGT